CTGAGATGGACCTTCTGGTGCGCGGCAAGGTGGTCAAATTCGCCGAAGATGCCGAGCCCACCCTACGCTGGCCGCCGTGGTTTCCGGCAACCGGCTCTGACCGCCAGCAAGAGGCTGGCGCGCTGTCCGTGTTGGCTCAGTCAGGTCACATCAGCCGCGAGACCGCGGTCAAATCGATTGCCGCGAGCTTCGACATCGAGGACGTGCCGGCCGAGTTGGCGCGGATCATCGCGGATGAGGCGGCATCCGACGCGCGGGCATCTGCCCAGGGCGCGCAAGTGAAGGCGGCTGAAACGCTGCCGATCTGAGACTGCCGGCGCGATGCCGGAACGCAGGCCGCGCGATGCGGCATAATCCACAGGAGCCGTGATGGCCGAAGAACTGACGATTGAATCCCTGCAGGCGCAACTGACAGCAGCACAGCAGCGGATTTCTGAGATCAACGCTGAATCCAAGGGGCATCGCCTCAACTGGCAGAACGCCAAAACCGAAGCCGAGACGGCACGAAACGAGGCCGCCGCGGCGGCGAAGCGCATAGCCGACGCTGAAGCCGCGACAGCAGCGCGCATCGCTGAAATCGAGAAGGCTGCCGGCGAAAAAATGACCGCCACCGAGAAGGCTGCCGCGACCGCGACCGAAGCCGCGCGCACCCGGGCAATCAATGCCGATTTGCGCATTGCGGCCAAAGACGCAGGCGCGACCGATCTGTCCGATGTCCTGGCGCTCCTGCCGCGCGACAAACTCGAACTGACGGACGACGGCGATGTGAAGAACGCGGCCGATGTCATCGCTGAGTTCAAAAAGACCAAACCTCATCTGTTCGGCGCCGCCGCAACAAGCACATCCAGCACGAACACCCCGCCGCCAGCGAAAACGCCTGGCGCGAAGGCCGCGCTGGACATGACGGATGAAGAATTCAACGCCGCCCTAAAGAACAAGGCGTGGCGCAAGTAAACGCCTCCGCGCGGGATCCGGCGGAGTGTAGTCGCGTCCACTCGGATCCCGCGCCCCTATACCGCCCTTGGGCAAGGCTGACCTCGGCGCCGCGACAGCGCCGCATTCCCTCTGAAGGAAAGCCCCCACTATGGCTCTAAACGATCTCCCCGCCGCGATTCAGTCGGTCATCCAGACCGGGTTCCTCGAACGCCGGTTCAACCAGGCGCTGCGCGCCAAGCTTGGCTTCCGCGCGATTGCCGACCGCGAACTATTCTCGGCCGGCATCGGTGAATCGATCACCAAGACCCGCGTTGGCCTGCTCCCGCCCGTGACCGCACCGATGGCGCCGGCGCTGACGACCGATTTCGCGTCCGGGCTGACCAATCAGTCCTATTCGGTCGAGCAGTATACGTTGGGCGTCGCGCAGTATGCCGCGCCGATGCAGTTGAACATCGCGACCGCCCGCGTGGCGATCGATGACCTGTTCCTGCAGAACGCCTATGCGCTCGGCGAACAAGCGTCGCGGTCGGTCGATACGCTGGCTCAGCGCGCGCTTTACGACCAATACATGGGCGGCAACACCCGCGTGACCACCACGCTCGGCAGCCCAGGCACCGCCGTTCACGTCGATGATGTGCGCGGGTTCTTCATGACGCAGAACAGCCAGGGCCAGCCGGTCGTGGTCAGCTCGTCCAACCCGCTGTCGGTGCTGGTGGGGAACGACCTCTACACCCTGACCGGCGTTGTCGCGGACGGCGCGGCCCCGTCCACGATCAACCCCTGGATGTCCAGCCTGGCGTTCAGCGGCAGCAGCTCGAACTCGTCCACCACGCCGGGCGGATACTCGGGCACGCTCACCTTCTCGGGCAACGTGACCGTGGCCGATGCGACTGCCCTGAACATCGTGCAGACGGCCATCGCCCCGCTGGTCATCAGGCCTTCCAACGCATCGACCAACGTTATGGCACCGACCACGGCCGCGATCAGCTCCGCCAACGACACCAATAGCGCCAAGCTGACAATGCAGATGATCCTGCAGGCCAAGGCCACGATGAGCGCCAACGGCGTCCCTCCGGTGTCTGCGGCTGGCAACTACGTGCTTTACGCCGACCCGCTGCAGATGACCGGTCTTTATCAGGATCCAGCCTTCCAGTTCTTCTTCCGCGGCAAACCGGAAACCCCGGAATATCGGCGCGGCCTGATCGCTGAGTTGCTCGGCGTGGCGATCGTGGAAAGCAACCTGAACCCCGTCCAGAACCTGTCCGGCGTCGGCATTGTCCGCCGCGCCATCCTGTGCGGACAGGGCGCGCTGGTCGAGGGCGTCTTTACCCGCGAGGCCTATGCCGCCGCTGCCGGCGTCGATGACGGCAACATGACCACGGTTGTTGATGACATCGCGCACGTCACACGCGAGCCGATCGACACGCTGAAGCAGGTTGTCACGCAGTCGTGGAGCTACATCGGCGGGTTCGTGGCGCCGACCGACACCACCACCAACACCACAACCATCCCGACCGCGACGAATTCCGCCCTGAAGCGCGGCGCGATCCTCGAAAGCCTCTGATCAGGTGGACTGCACCCGCGCCTGACCAGCGCGGGTTCTTCCCTGCTTATGGAAGGTGATCCGATGCCTGATACCGGTAAGCAATCCCAGGCGCAGAAGGCATCTCCGACCCCGGAATTGCCCGCCCTGCCCACCAAAATCCGCATGCTGCGGCTGCATGGTTTCATCGAAGAAACCGGCCGTCATCGTCAGTGGCATGCAGGCGACACGATCATTGATCCGACTGAAATTAAACTGCTGACCGATCGCGGCGCTGTCTTCGAGGCGATCTGAGTGTCCGGGTTCGTCCCTTTTACCTTCACCGACGCCCAGTTGGTCGATATCCGGCGGTTCGCTGGCTATCCAGCTAAAGCGAACGGCAACGTCGTGTTCCCGGCACCTTGGATCAACATCCAGTATTTGGCCCTGGAATACCGCCTGCAGAACATGAGCCAGTCCGAGGGGCAGGTGATCGTGACGACATACCTCACGAACCTCTACACCCTCGAAACCGCCATCGTCGGCGCGAGTGCAAATCTTGGCACAGCGCAGGCGGCCGTCTGGACCCGGAACAAGAATGAGGTCCGCGACCGCGAGCGGTTGTTTGACGATTGGCGCCGCCGTCTATGCCAGTTCATGGGCATCGAGCCCGCCCCCGGCCTCGGCGACGCCGGCCTTCGCCTCGTGGTGTGACCTATGAGCGGATCAATCCAAACCGCCATCTACAAGGGATACGCCGCCGCGGCGGCGACGTTGGGCGTCCCGCACACGCAATGCCGCCCCGGCAACAACCCACTGCTCGGCATCCAGTCGTGGGCACCGATCGCGACCAACATCGTGGCCGTTTTCGACACGGACCCTGGCTTCTCGTTCAAAGCGCCCAGCAAATATGGCAAGGCCGAGTGGTTCGGGCTGTTTGACGCAACGGTCGTCCAGGTCGGCGATTATCTCATTTCGTCTGCGCCTTACCCGCCGAACCCCTGGGAACCCAACCCGGCGATCGCAGCCCCGACCTATTTCGTCGCGTCCCTGGAAGCGCTTCATCCGCCGCTCTGCATCCTGTGCAATTCGATCGTCGGCCTGACCCGGACGGCCCCGTCCGCGCCTGGCCCTGGCTACTACGAGGGCGATGTCGCCGTTGCCGAGACGACGCTTGCCGACGGCTGGCCGGCGAGCGTGCTGACTGGCACGAAGGGTGAGAAGGGCGTGACCGGCCTTCCGGGCGATACGCGCAACCCGTGGATACAGGCGCTGCTGCCGGCAATGCCAGGCGTGACGCTGCAAACCGGCGATATTCTCTACGACCAGCTGGGGCGGAAATACTCGCTGTCGTCGTGCGAACTCTCTCCGCTCGGCTGGCGCTTGACCGGCGCGCTGGACGACACCTGATGGCGGACATCTCCGATGTCGAGACCGCGATGGTTGGCGTCATTGCGGGATCCCTCGGCTTGCCGACCCCCTATTCGATGGGATCGCTCGCCGCATCGCCCGTTGCCGGCGTGTCGCTGACCGTGGCGCGCGGCTGGCCGACGAAATCGGTCCTGACTGCAGCGCTCGCCGCCGGACAGGCGCGTGTGACGGTGTTCCCAGTTGCGAACATGACACGGCTGACGTCGCGCTATCCGCTCACTTGGCAGACGGCAACCGACAACGCCCCGACACTGACCACCACACAGGCGACGGTCACGGTGACGTTTGGCGGCTCCGGTGGCGGTGGGCAGGTGGCAGGCGTGCTCGTTGGCCCGGGCAACCCCCCGACCGGATACTCCTACCGCCTGACCGCCAGCGATACGCCGGCCACTGTCGCCACGGCGTTTGCCGCCCTGATCCCAGGCGCGTCCGCGTCGGGTCCGGTGCTGACCATCGGATCTGGAACGCTGATCAACGCGGCGGTCGTTGCCGACCAGACGGCCTGGCGTGAGACGCGCAGGCAAGAGGTAGGGATCGCAGTCACTTGCTGGTGTCCGACGCCGGCCAGCCGTGACGCTATCGGCACAGCAGTCGACGCCGGTTTTGCCAACCTGACGGACGCATTCGGAAACCTGACCCAGTTCATGCCGCTGCCGGACGGATCGGCCGCGCGCCTCCGCTACAACACGAACCACACGGACGACGCGCCTGATTTTGACGGTCTGTGGCGTCGCGACCTTCGTTACATGGCCGAATACCCGACCGCGCAAACACTGCTTCAACCGGAAATGCTGTTCCTGCTTGGGACGCTCGCGCCAGCCAGCAATCCAGCGACCAAAGCCCCCTTCACGACCAAACCCGGAACCTGACCATGCACCTGATCGTAACGCGATCCTTCCCGGGCCATGAGCGCGGCGAAACCATCACCGATGCGGCCGAAATCGCCAGCATTCTCGCCTCCGAATACGCGGATCACGTCGTTGCGGTCGGCGCTGCCGAAGTAAAGGAATAGACCGATGGCAATTTCCCAGCAGGGCAGCATCAACACGACGGCGCTGGTCGTCCCGGGCCTCTATGTCCAGATCGTCCCACCGCAGAACCTGACGCTGAACGGCGTTCCGTCGAACATCATCGGCGTCGTTGGCACCGCGCAGTGGGGGCCAAAAAACACCGCCACGATCGTCGGCAACATGGCCCAGTATGCGGTCAATTTCGGAGCGATCCAAAACCGGCTGAACGACATGGGCACCGTCGTCGCCGCGGCTGTCCAGCAGGGCGCGAACAGCTTCAAGTGCGTGCGGGTGACGGACGGGACCGACACCGCCGCGACCAGCCTGGGCGTGGCGACCTGCGTCACCTTCACCGCGCTCTACACCGGCACCCTCGGCAACAGCCTGATCGCGACCCTGGGGACCGGGTCGAAGGCCAATACCTGGAAACTGACGGTCGCCATCCCCGGCCTGACGCCCGAGGTCTACGACAACATCGCCGGGACCGGCAACGCATTCTGGGTCGCACTGGCCTCGGCCGTGAACAACGGCACCGGCATCAGCCGCGGCCCCTCGCAGCTTATCACCGCGACCTCGGCTGCCGGCACCACAGCGCCCGTCGCCGCCTCGTTCACCTTCTCCGGCGGCACGGACGGCGTGACGACCGTGACGTCGCTGACCCTGATGGGCACCGATGGCCTGGCCAGGACGGGGATGTATGCCCTGCGCGGCCAGGGCTGCAGCATCGGCGTCATCGCGGACTGCTACACCTCGACCGCCTGGACGACCATCGACGGCCTCGGCCAGTCCGAGGGCATCTATATGATCCAGGTCGCGCCACCCGGTTCAGCGATCTCCAACGGGACGAGTGGGTCGGTCGATCTGAAGATCGCCGCCGGGCTGGACAGCTACAGCACCAAGTTCATGCACGGCGACTGGGTCTGGTGGAACGACACGGTCAACAACGTCATCCGCATGATCTCCCCGCAGGGCTTCATCGCCGGTCGGCTGGCGAACCTCTCGCCGGAGCAATCGAGCCTCAACAAGCCGATCTATGGCGTGGTCGGGACGCAGAAATCCGGCATCGTCGGGTCGGCGCAGCAGCAGGCCTATTCGCAGGCTGACCTGACATCCCTGATCGGTTCCGGCATCGACGTGATCATGAACCCGATGCCGGGCGGCAACTACTGGGGCGCTGCGGCCGGCCACAACAGCAGTTCAAACAGTGCGATCAAGGGCGACAACTACACGCGGATGACGAACTACATCGCCGCGACGCTCAACGCTGGCATGGGCATCTACGTCGGCCGCGTCGTCAATTCCGCCCTGTTTCAGAACATCACCGCGACGCTGAACTCGTTCTTCGCGAACATGCTGCAGCAGGGGATGCTCAGCGGGGTGAACGGCATCCCGTATAATGTCGTTTGCAACCTGACCAACAACCCGTTGAGCCGGACATCGCTCGGCTACGTCCAAGCCGATGCCAGCGTCCAATACATGGCGATCAACGAGGAATTCATCGTCAACATCATGGGCGGCCAGACGGTCGTCATCCCGCAATCCCTCGCGGCAGCCGCGTAAGGAGCCTGATCGATGACCACCGGCACATTCACCACGGGCCGCGACGTCCAGGCGGTCGCCATCGCACCGAACGGAACGCGGCTCGACTTGTCTGGCCTGACCGATTTCAGCTGGACACCGGAATACAAGATGGCCCGCTCCGATCCGCTCAACGCGCCACCGATCGAGCGGCAGTTGCCCAGCGGGCACCGCGTCCAGTTCTCCGTCGACCGCAACGGACCGGGGAACGACGCCCTGGTGACACAGATCGAAGCCGGGTGGTGGGGATCTGGATCGTCTGATCCCGGCACCTCGGCGAACGGCTCGACCACGTTCTACATCACTGAGACAAGCGGGGCGCAGACGGTTTTCCAGTTCACCGGGTGCTCGTTCAAAATGACCAAGGGCGGCGATTTCAGGACCGACAGCCCGGTCAAGCAGTCGTTTGAGATGTTTGCGCAAAGGAAACTGACGTGAGCGAAGTCGCCACAGACGCGAAGGGGCGGAAACTCACCCTCCGCAAGTTGAACATCCTCGATCAGGTTCGTCTTCTGCGTGCGATCGGCCCGTCCCAGGCCAGCAACCAGCCCTATTACGACATCGTCATGGCTGCGGCCTCCGTGTCGGACATCGACGGCCTGCCGATCCCCATGCCGACAAACGAACGCCAGATCGACGCGGCGATCGCGCGCATCGGAGACGAGGGCTTTGCCGCCCTGATGGTCCATATGCAGCGCCAAATCGCGGAAGTCCAAGCGGCGGCTGAGGCTGCTGCAGACGAAGCGGCGGACGGGGAGGCGAATCCCGCCGACCCTTTGGTGCCATCCGCCTGATCGCCGAGAACACCGACGTTCAGGAGTGCTTGCAGCTCTCAAAGATCGGCGTCCCGTGGGACGTGATCATAGGCATGGACGCGACGGAGCGCCGCGGCTTCTGCATCGCAGGCGGGATCGTTGAGGGCGGAACCTTCGACTGGTCGGAACATCGTTGGAAGAAACCCGATGCCTGATATGACCTTGCTTGGCTTCATCGAGCACCTGGCGCACTTCCAGCATCGTTTGCACGAAGAAACGCAGCGCGGCCTGGAAGCCGTCGGGAAGATCATCGAGGCTGAAGCTAAGCGCGAAATCGGCACCTATCAGGATGCCGCGCCGCCCTTCGCCGCTTGGGCTGAACTGGCCGATGCCACGAAGGAAGACCGCGTCCGGCAAGGCTTCACCGAAAACGATCCAGGCCTGCGAACCGGCGAGATGCGGGACAGCATCCACCACACAGCGGACCACGAGGCGGCCGTGATCGGGTCCGACAGCGACAAGCTGGTTTACTTCGAACTCGGCACCGAAAAACAGCCGCCGCGCTCAGTCCTGGGGTCGGCCGTGATTCACAAGGAACACGACGTCACCGCAGTCTTAGGCGGCTCTGTCACGACTGCCCTGATCGGGCGCGACGTGTTCGGCGGCCGTATCCCGATCAGCGAGTGATGTGGTCCCAGATGGCGAGCATCGCGATACCGCCGAAGAAAATGAAGAAGGGCAAAACGGTTCCGATGACAACGAGCGCGAAAAGAGCCTGAGCGGACTCTTTGACTGTCCACTGAGACATTGGTTTTCGCCTGCGCTTGCCGTTCGGGGTGGCATCAATAACGGGTCCGAACGTTGCGCGGTTTGCGCGCCAGGCTCGGGTTCCGCCGTCGTCTTGAAAGTCGGTTCTTGCATCGATTTTGGGCATAAGCCGCACGATAAGTCGCATCATCGCATTTCGTAAAGGAAATAACGGTTGATCGACGTATTCAAGGTCGGCGTCTCGGTGTCGATGCACACCAATGCCGCGCAGGTTTTGAGCGCGATGCTGGCCCAACTGACCGGCGTCCACGTCGCGGCGGACAAGGTTCAAGGCTCTCTGAATGCAATCCGCACGGCAGCGCTTGGCGCTGGCGCTGTGTTTGCTGGCTGGGTGGTCGTCAAGGGCCTCTATGCTGCGACAAAGCACGCGGAAAATCTGAACCACGAACTGACCAAACTTCGCACGGGCGCGCGGCTGGACGACACCCAGACGAATGCGGCAAGCAACCTTGCGTTCAAAGTCTCCCGCGACGTCCCGGGCTCCGATGTCGCCGAGAACGTCAAAGTGCAGCGCGAGTTGTTTGGCGTGTTCGGCAATATGAGCGTGGCGCAGCAACTTCTGTCGACTGTTGTCCAGGGGAGCCGCGCGACATCCAATTTCGTTGACAAGGATACGGACCTTGCGCAGATCGCGGTTCGCGCGCTCGAACTGCGCGGCCACATCACGAAGGACCACAAGGTAGACCCAACGGAATTCGCCAACGAGTTCAATGCGATGGTCCGATCCATCGTGGCATCCGAAGGTCTTATCGATCCGCAAAAACTGTTCATGTTTATCCGCCAGGCCGGACCAGCCGCGCGGAACATGAGCGCCGAGCAAATGTGGGGCATGGCGCCCGCCATCATGAATGCGCTGGGCGCCGGACCTGCTGGCACGGCCACAATGTCGTTGTTTCAGCAGTTCATCGGTCATGTCGTTGCCGGCAACCGCGTCGCCATCGC